AGAAGGTCAGCGCCACCCGCGTGAAGACCGATCTTGCCTCCGCCAGATAGCGGCGCTCGCTGGCAACGCTCTTCCATGAACACGTTGTCATTAAAGTAGTGTGCTAAGTCAACTTCGTACTTGTCGCCTTTGGCCTTCTGAGGGTTGCCCATTAAAACGGTATCTCCAATTTTGCTGGTTGTCTTCGTTCTATCTCTTCGAACATGCCGCGAGACCGTTGCGCTTCTAGCTCGCGCTCGGTGCAACCGTCGCACTTATACTGTCCACTTGCCCGATCCTTTGTGTCTCCACACGTTATGCACGCTCTGTTCCACATCTTTGGCAGTGGCCTTGTCTGGTATTTCGCGCCTGGGAAATACTGTAAATTTAATCGCATCAAAATTCTCTTCGCGGTATCGACGCAAACTCCGAAGCGCTCCGCGATCTCTCGGTGACTGTACAATTCATGGTTATTATTAAGCCATGATACGTCGTCCTCGGTCATCTTTATCCTACTAGACATGCTGCACCGTGCGTTGATGTAGCGTATCTAACACGGTCACAACTATAGCACAACTTATGTTGTAAAAAAGTTTCGTAAAGTTGTGCTGTACGTATTGACTTTTCGTACGAAGACGATAAAATCGAGTTTACTGTAGGCGACTAAGTGAACACCTATTCACTCCGTGAATTGGTGTGAACGAGGGAAACGTGAAACTGTAGGCACGATTTTATCGGTTCCGGTACGGTATATTTTTTAACATTCTTCTTGATTTTGTACGCACAACTTTTGTAAACTAAAGGTGTTGTACTTTCCGACATTGGCTGTTCACTGCATACCACTGTTACAACGAACTCCCGCGCGTCGAGGTATCAACTCACGCGCGGGTTTTTTTATTGAGCGTTGGCTATGTAGCTGGGCATTTCTTCGCGATACTTGTGTGTCCACTCAGCAACCGTACTGACCGGACGCCCTACCCGCTGCGAAATCTCAACATCAGATAGCGCTGGGCGCGTGACACCATGCGCGTCTGTCCACTGCTGCGCGAAGGTTATGGCTCGCTGCTTGGATGTCTTGCCGCTTACTATACGAACGGTGTCGTCGTCCATATTGGATGCGAACGCCATATTATAAAATGGTTCGTGTGCATCTGACCACTCCCTCACCTTACCGAACCGCACTTGCATCATCACGTCCAGCCGTTCGTTGTCATCGAGCGCGGGTTTGGACGACAGGGAGTGGAACGGTGAGTTGGGAATGTCGCCCTCAAACAAACCAGCCTTCACCTCGGCTGTCTCTTTATCCCAGAACACTTGCGTTATTTTTATCTGGGTCTCAAGTACGGTAAGCTGGTTTGAACTACCCGCCTCACGACCCGAAGCTGTGCCCTCACTCGGCTTGTTGCTGTGGTGCAGTAGCCAAACCGCCAACCCAGCGTTACGCATCTTTAAGCAAAGCTGGTTGATGTGGCTCCATTGCTCGGCGCTGTTTTCTTGCAGACCTGGAAACGCTGACCTGATCGTATCGATCACAACATGGGTCGGGCGTACTGCTTTAATCCATGCTTGGAAGTTTCGTACGCCCTCTTCCGTCATCAGGTTCATGCTGTGCTCGTCATTGAACGGTGCCCAAATCATGAAGTTGTCACCCGCATCACCGAACGAGCGCTTGCTGCGATCAAGAAAGTTCGCGACGTTTGCACGGCTGTTCTCGAAATCGAAGTAGAGAACGCGAGACTTCTGACCAAGATCGAAAGGGCCGAACCTGTGCTGTCCTGCGGCTGCTGCATATAACAGGTGGCGTACGAACATAGACTTGCCGTGGCCTGAGTACCCGAAAACTTGAAGTATAGTACCTTTGGTGGGGACTATAGGGTCAATATAGAACTCCATACCCGCTACGTACTCACGTAAGTCATCAAGGTCGGCGGTCGTGATTGGCTTGTACTTGCGTGGCTTCTCTTCCTCTTCTGGCTCTAGGTCCATAGGGAGATTACCCTTGCGGATTTCATTCTCAAGAGCACGTTCACACATCTGAGCAACCTTGCCTTGCTCCACATTGCTTTGAAAGAATGCTTCCATAAACTCTAAGGCACCTGACGTGAGACCTTCGATGCCAAGCCCCTGACCCGCAAGAGAAGAGATATACTTGTACAAGCGATCATCTCTACCGTTGCCCCCGCCCTCTGGCAGCTTACCAATGCGATCAACAAGTTCTTTCGTACGATCCCATATGGGCTGCGATAACTTAACATCTGCGAGCGACATGCCCTCAAATTTCCACTCGTTCAGATTAACGACATTATTAGCACGTACTAATGGGGTTATTTTCGGTGGCGTGTAGATCGGAAGATCATCTAAATCTGCTCCCTCGGTTATTACCCACTGGTAATTCTTTGACGGTGGAGCAACGGCGTATCCTTTGGAGCCACGCAAATCCAGACCGTCGCAACGCGGCCAGTCTACATCATTGCCGTCGCCCCCTACCCTGTTTTTTATCCACTCGGAACCTTTCGGGAACTTAAAGTAAAAGTGCCAGCCTTTTTTTGTACGTACTTTAATGGGTGTCTTGGTCATGCCCAGCCGTGTGGCTTCATCCAAGGCGTCCTCGTTATCACAGTCTACAATCACCAGCCCAGACAAAGGGCCAGTGATTACAGCAATGCTTGCTTCGGGCCAGCGCTCGAACCACTCTATTACTTCATCTTCTGTGGGTAGCTTTAGCTCATCGCAGTAGTGGCCCCACTTAACTGCTGGTCTCTTCGTCTCCGCTAGTATGGGTATCACTGCCCAACCGCGATCTAGTAATTCCAGTGCTTCCTCTAAGGTCGTCTTCATTGATCTTCTCCGATTTGAAGTATGAGTTGAGATCGACCAACGGCCAGACCTCTTTGATTTGTGAAAGATAAGTGGAGGAAATGAAGTCGCGACGTATCCAACCGTACGGAATTGTACGGCACACATTCAGCTTCTTAGCCAAAGATGGCGCGCCGCCGAGATCGTCAATTAGTTCTTTTATTTTGAAGCCCATTGTTTTTTTCCTCTTGCAACAACTAACGGCGTAACATATACGATACTCAGGCACAACTTATGTTTTAAAATTTAATCTCAAAGGACAATCTCATGAAGGAAGACGGCCTAATATTCGGAGACATTTGGCTCCCGGCTCCGCAGCCCCCAAAATCAGCAAGATTAAAACAAGCCGCACAGCAATACGCTGATTGCCTTGCGAAACTTGATGTCGCGAAGGTCTCATTGGATTATATCAAAGAAATTTTGGTCGCAGACTTACCCGAAGAAGTGGGCGAGTTCGCTATTGAAATGGAGGATGGTCGTACACTTGTCGTCCGTATTCCTGAGAAATTTGTTTGGGACAAAAAGTTGTTGAAAGATACGTACGAAGCAAGCGGCCTGCCCGATTGCGTCTCACAGTCCTTCACAGTTGATCGCAAGAAGTTAGATGCTGCGCCGCTTGACGTGCAGGAAGTTTTGAAAAAAGCGCTCACAATCGGATGTGGCGCACCAACTATAAAGGTTCAATCATGAAGATTACTCCACTCAAAACTAACGACATTAGTGTCGTCGGAGCCAGCAAGACGCTGGTGTACGGAATGCACGGTTCGGGCAAGACTACACAGTGCGCTAACTACGCCAAGCGTTTTGGCAAAGGTCTGATCCTATCGGGCGAAAGTGGGCTGTCGTCCATCGCAGACATCGCTTGCGATTACCTTCCGTTCACCACCTTCGACCGACCCACGAAGGAAGGCGAGTACAGCTTTCGAGACCTGACTAAGTTTGTCATGTCCAAAGAGTTTAAGGAAGCGGGTTACAAATGGATTGCCATTGATAGTGCGACCGAGCTTTCTCAGAAGTGCTTCGCAGATGTCGAAGCCGAGCTTGGCGCTGACGCGAAGAACGGTTTTGAGAAGTGGAGCCTTTACGAGCGCAAAATTACCGCTGCTTTGAAGTGGGTGCGCGATCTGGACATGCACGTACTCATTACCGCTCTGGCCGCTGAAGAGACGGACGACAACGGCACGACAAACTACTGGCCGATGATGGTTCAGAAGAAGGTGCAGAAACTAATCCCTGCCCTGTATGACAACGTATTTTGCTTGGTGCGTAAGACCTCCGAGCAGAACGGCAAGATGGCCGTACGTCGTTATCTTGTGACAGATCAAGTCAATGGCTGGCACGGCAAGACCCGTGATCCTCACCGCCGCCTCGCACCCTTTGAGGAGTGCGATGATGTCACTGATTTAATCGAACGTATCTACATGAGCGACAAAGAGTTCGCCAAATACAATGGAAATGGAGCAACAAACAATGAGTGATTTTCTTGGATTAGAGGGCATGGATTTGTCCGGTGTCGATGTTTCGCGCAATAAAGTTCTGCCAATCGGCAAGCATGAGGTGACTATCACCGATGCGTCCGTCGAGCGGGACGACGCTAAGAACACTGCGCGGTTGGTACTATCATATAGTAACAACGATGGCGGTATTCGTCAGTGGATTTATGTCTTTCACGGCAACTCGCCTGCTGCGACAGAGATTGGCAAGAAGCAACTGAAAGAGCTCCTTATGATCCTTGGAAGCGACGGGAACGAAGCCCCAAGCGTTTCCTTCTTCAAGGGTAAGAAGGTCGGTATCATGGTCAAATCCGAGGAGTACAACGGTAAGACCAACAGTAAGGTATCTTATCACTTTGCGCCCACAGGTGGTAAGGCTCAGACCAGCGGCTCAAGTGCGCCCTTAGACGATGAAATTCCCTTTTAAATGCACCCAGTACACCCACAAGCTCAGGCACTAATTGATGCCATCGACGAAGGCTACGCCAACGAAGACCGAGGCGTAGCCCGTGCCTATATCGGGGCGTCGATGGCGGGGACTGAGTGCATCGCACAGATGGCTCTCAGCCTTCGCGGGTTTCCAGACGTTGACCCTGACCCCCAGTTAAAAAGAATATTCTTTGCTGGGCACAGGATCGAGGACTGGGTTGTTCGCGATCTAAAGAACAAAGCCAACTTGCGGGTGTACGAAAAAGACGAAGTTACTGGCAGGCAACACCGAGCGGAATGGCTCGGTGGGCATGTCGTCTGTAACACGGATGGGCTGGCCGACTTCGAAGACGGCACGGGTCCAATGATCCTTGAGATCAAAAGTATGAACGATGCGAACTTTAAGAAAACCGTGTCGTACGGTGTGAAGGTTTCGCACAGAAAATATTATCGCCAGATGCAAATGATGATGGCGATGATGAGAATTGAGCGTAGCTTGTTTGTATCTTACTGTAAAAATAACTCTCAATATCACGCTGAAGTTGTCCTCTTCGATCAAGAAGAATGGGACACGATGTACATAAAGATACAAGCTACGCTTGATGGGCAGGCGGGACGATGCGCAACCGAACCAGAAAGCTGGAACTGCAAGTCGTGCTTTAAAAGGAAAAGTTGCTGGGAAATCCCAGACGTTACTCCCGCCTGTCACTTTTGTACGAACAGCTTCGCCAACAAGGACGGCGGCTGGACGTGCAAACTAACGAACCGAGAGGCCGTAGAAGTTTGCGGCGAATACGAAATGCTCAGACCCACGGAGAAAAACTAATGGATACACTAAACGAACTGAGCATCGCGCGTCAGGGTATCATCCGCAAGGAAGCAGAGATCGAAAGCATCTTTGACCGCATCGAGGCGCTTGATCCGGTTGACCCAGACGATGTGCACCGCGCGCGTACGAAGCTGCGCCACGAGAAGGAGCGGCTCGTAGAACTGAAGTGCTTGGCTACGCAGCTAGAGATCGACGCCGTACGCATGGGGAAAACCACTCATGTCTAAAGCAAGAGACCTACCGCTGACCGAAGCTCTTCGGATCATCAACGCTGATCGAAATCAAGATTACGGCGAACCCGCCGAGAACTTCCAAGATATCGCGGATATGATGACCATACTTCTGAGGCCTGTCCTAAAAGAAGATGTAGCTATTAGCTGCTCTGACGTGGCGATGACAATGATCGCAGTAAAGTTAAGCCGAATGACGACATCACCCACCAAGTTCGACACATGGTGCGACATCGCGGGTTACGTGGGTGCGGGATGGGAAGCAGTAGAGGTGAACCAAAATGGCAAGTAATGTACCAGAAGCTCGTAAAATTTTAGAAGACCTGCTTGATCGCAACTACGACCAGCAAGAAGCGATACGTCAGGCGCTTCGCTTGATGACGCGAGAGCACACGAAACCTCGCCGTGCGTACAACTATCGCAACCCCGTGACACCCGAAACGGTAATCGGCGTGAAGGGTAGATTAAAGGACTATCCAGACCTTTCGTGTGATCAGTTGGGTGCGATGTACGGCATCGACGGTGGTAGGGTGAGTGAGATAATCGCGGGTAAATACGACCACCTCACTCAAGATATTTAGTAACCGCTGCCGTAACCGCTGCCATATCCGCTGCCGTAACCGCCGGAGGATGGTCGCCCAGCTTGGCCACGTTCGCCACCCAAAACGTCGATTATGCCTTCCTTTGCCCAACTTACGCCGCCGAGGACCGGAACTCTTCCGACTATCTCGCGGATAGCTGACCTCTTCTCACCGTTAGCCTCGTCTCCATCATAGACGGAACGTGCGCCCTGCAAGACAGATGATGCGTCGTTGAACAGGCCAAGTGTAGGGCCGAAGATGCCCTCCATCGTACGCTGCGTACCGTACGCACCATTATCCGCGTTCGAGGCAACGTCGTACATCAGCTCACCTACGAAGCCCATCCCGCCGAGCGCAACCATGCCGTCGAAGTATAGGCCAAGATTGCGGTCTAGCTCTGGATTATCCTCGAAAGCTGTGGTCACAGTTTTGGATAGGCTGCGTTCACGCAAGGCAAAATCACGGTTGTCCTCCCCGCCACGCCCTTGAACAACATCTTTTACTGCAACTGATGCGGCACCGAACGCTGGACCCGCAACAAGAAGAGCACCGAGTGGCCCAAGTCTGTTGTCAGACTGACCAACGAAAGCCTTGGCGAAGTTAGATGCTCTATTCGCTGGCGTACTCCCAGCGAACGCTTCGGCCACCACACCATTTACCATGCGCTGCATCATTAGAGGATACGATTTCAACTGCATTGCAATAGCGCCGAGTGGCGTTGCACCCCACAATGGTAGGTCATTCGGGTTCGGAGTGAAGATCATCTGGTTTGTCAGCTTGATGAGAGACGTAGCCAGTTTGTCGTTGAGAGGGTGCTCGTTTGCAGACCCACGGCTTTCCAGAATGAGATCAAGGTCAATGCTGCTGTCCTCGATAAGCTCCTGCAAGCCCTCCTGCTGCAAAATCTTTCGAGCGATGCGGCCCTGTCGGGTCGAAGGCGCTTCACGAAGGATGCGGTGCTGCGCCTTTACGTGCTCGTAACTTACGGCGGCTGCCACGTTACGCATACTATCTGTCCAAGGCGTAAGAAGTGTGGAGTTAAAGAACCCAGTCATAAACTGAGTGCTATCTACACCATGCGCAACTGTTAGACGCTGATGAACCGCATTCTCCGTAGCTGCACCCACGTTGCGTATCATGTCACGATACGCAGGTTCGCGTGCGTATTGCTTGAGAGCTGTATAGTAAGACTTGAGATCGCCAGTACGAATGAGCGGCAGCGCCAAGTCAGCCAAGGATGTCAGGGTTGTAAAGCTGAGTAGCGTTACGGCGTTCACACCGCGCAACCATTTGGACGCATTCTTCATGGAGTACAGACCATGTTGGCCGTCTACTGGCTTACGCATGGCTGCGTTCATAAAGCCCTGGGCGTGCTTGACGTTATCCTGGGAAGTTATCTTTGTAAGACCTTTCGTATCAACCAATGCGTTTGCTATTGCAGCCGCACGCTTCGAGAAGTTGTTACGAATTTGAGCCGCTTCGGGTGTGTTGCTGATCTTCGCGTCAAGGATGCCCATGATCTCAGCCTGCATTTCAGCGACTGATGCACCGTTAGAAGCCTTCTCGATAAGGCTTTTAGCAGCTTGTTCGGCAACGTACTTGTCTTTGATCGGGGCCATGAAGAAAGTGTCCGTGAACACCCTGTCCAGCTCGCCCTCCCCAGAGCCACCCATGCGTGAGTGGTTCGCCTTGAGGATTTTGTTTGATGAAAGCAGTGTCGCAATAGTCTGCTTGCCGTGCATCGGGTCAGCCAAGATCGCAATGTAGTCGTGGAAGCCGTGGTTGGCAGGCCCGAACTCTTCTGTCAGATCAATACGGTGCTCGATACTGTCGGAATACTTTGTCATGGACACAAGCAAGTCGTTCTCCAAGAACGGCGCAAGTGTATCTGGGCTGTCAAAGTCGGTGAACTCAGGGAACTCTTGAAGTCGCATCATCCGCTGGAAGTCTAGGCTATCTTCGTTGCCTTTGCCGGATGTGCTTTTTAGACTTTTTGACGGGCTAGAAAGCACGCCGTCTTGATCAAGTAGTTTCTCTACCAAGCGACCAGCACGCTTCATTGCCTCCGCTTGCGTTAAGACTTCTGAGCCTTGCATCGACGCATTCTCAGCCATGAAGTATTTAGATACGCCTCGCTTGAACCTGTCAGGGTCAGCCTCGATCAAATCCTTGCGCCACACTTGTGGGAAGTAGTTGTCTTTGATCTCACCAACCATGTTGCCAGACGCTCTCAAACGAGCAACGGCATTATCCAAATAAGAACGGATATGCTGATAAGTTTCCATCTCTTTGCCCACAAGTTGTGATGCTGTATCGCTGTTTCTCAAAGCTGTAACGATACGCATGTGGCTGATCGGCTGCGTGTTGCGTCGCTTCGGGGCCATACCCATAGCGCCCATAGCACTCTCCGCCATCATCACTGGGCCTGTTTGGAAGTAACGCTTCGCTATGCCCGCGCTATCAGGAAGTTCTTTTAGCATACGTGTCATAGGCATCAGGAACTTGCCCATCTTAGCATTCGTACGTTCGAAGTGGCCCCCGCCGCCCGCTTCGGGCTCCCAGAAGTTAGCAAGGAAAGACATGCCAGACCGCTTCATTATGCGTGAGTTCGTACGAAGCGGGTTGTAGATGTTGGACTTGCGTATTTCCGCTGCTGCGTCTTTTGGCATTCCTCTGCCGCGAGCGACTGAGACCATGCCGTCAACGGCCTTCGGCGCTACACCAGCATCCTCAAGAGCTTTAGCGCCCTGTGAGAAAACCTTGATTGGGTCAGAGCCTGCGAAGATTTGAGATGCTATCGCGCCATTCAGTGCTGGCTCGACGCCACCCTCACCCAGAAGAGGTGTTGAGCTCTCAAAGGACTGCGAGCGAACATCGCGTACGCTGCTCTTTTTCAGAACCAGTTTGTCTGGTCCTATGTTCAAGGAGGTGTATCCCATTTCAGTCATGGCTTCACGCAACTGACGTTCGCCACCAGCAATGTCGGTCAGCGTGTCCAGCATTTGTGCTGGCGTGAAGTTTCCTCTAATCGCTTTGATCTGATTGGCTTGATCACGGCCACTCATACCCGAAGCAACTCTTTCAACGTAGTGTCCCTTCATGGCCTGCACGATAGGAGAAAGGGAGTTCATGTTTCCGCTGAATATTGCTGGCGTCGTGTCGCGTACGAATACAGGCGTCACGTTCGTATCCATACGAGCGCCCAGTTCACCAATCTCCTGGGACAAGGCATCGTCTAGTGCGTACATGCGCTCAAAGTATTCTGATGAGGACATCGGGTCGCGGCGAGCAGCATTAACTTGCCCGCGAAGTTCGATTAGAGCATCGACGTAATCAGCGACATCATCTTGGTTCGCCTCTGGAGCGGATGAGATTATATCACCCGCCATGTTTTCAAGCGTGTTTGTTGGACGAGATGTAACGTAAGCGCCCCGACCCACTGATCCGTTCGTGTCGTTGTTTCTATAGAACACGCGAACATTTCCACCCGTGAACTCCTCGATGGAGCTGCGGGCGGCCTTGCTGTAGTTGTCTAGTAACTCGTACGCATAGTCGCTTGCGTACTCCGTAGGTACGTCACTCTGGTAACGTGAGCGCGTGCTGGCTTTTTGCGTACCACCTGTAGAGAACAAGTCTTCTGGGAAGGCGATGCCGTAGAAACGGTTACGCGCAGGAGCTGATGATACCAAGCCGTTGAACACGTACGAGAGAGCATCAACCAAATTATCTTCGATCTCACCCAATAATTCATCAACACCATCGAGGTCTTCTCCGACCATGCTTCGACGCATCGCCTTGATCTGATCCTTCGAAGACAGCGTATCCACGCTCTCGGTCACAATCTCAGAGAACACATCTGCTGGCTCGCGGTCAAGGATGCTTGCGTACTTTGAGATAGCGTTGCGTGATGATTGAGAGACTACGTTAGAGCCATACAAGCTCTCGGACACCAACCTTACGGACTGCGTTATGTCACCGTCACGAGTTAAGTTGACCCCAGCAAGACGGATCGCTTTGCGGAACCCCTTGTAGGTCAAGTCGTCTACGCTTTGTGGCAAGATCGCATCAAGACGTGCAAGCCGTGCTGTCAGCGTACGTGCGTTGTACTCCACATCCTGAGCGCGGTGCGTGATGCCTCTCAGGAAGCCACGCATCGTGAAGTTTGCGTTCTGCGGGATGCCGTTCTCGAAGGCGACGCCCGCTTCTTGTAGCTGTTCTATCTCGATGGCGTCGGTGACGTTCTTGTCTTTGAGCGCAGCCTTGGATTTCCGAGCTTTATAACGCTCTTTAATGACGTGGCGTGTGATGTTTTGGATTTGCTCCGGTGTGCCACCGATGCCCTTAATCTCTCCACCATCAATAGTTATCGAGAGGGCCATCGTCAGCTCGTCGATTTTGGCCCCGTTGGCTAGACCTTTAGCGCCCTTACCAACAGTCTTGGACTGCCATGTGTGGTAGATAGCCTGCTCTTCTTCTGTCAGGTTCACATCATCGACTTGAGTGTTGATAAGATGTTTAGCTCGGTTCGCTAACTTCTTTCCGAACGCTGTCGGCACGCCATCTGCTCCGATCTGGCGTCCGTATTCACGTACGCTTTCTTCCAGATTGTAGCTATTAGCTTCACTGCCTTTAGTACCCGCAACGATGTCTCCCTTGAAGGCTTTGGCGTTTGCTTTGCCCGTGGCTTTCATTGCTCTGGATAGAGACCTTGAGAATGTTCCGCGCTGACGGTTGACCTCTCTCTTGATTTTCTGCTCGAAGTTCTTTTTCTTCGCCAGGATCGGTCCATTGATGTTGTAGCTGGCGCGGAGGCTCAAGAGGTTTTCGGAAGGCAAGAACGCTTCCATATCACCGTACTCGATGTCCATGAACATGTCGTTCATGGAGGTCTTTAGCTCCTCAGTGAACTCTTTCATTGAAGAGTTGTACAGATCAACAAGTGATGCTTCCATCTCAGAGTGGTAAGCTCCGCCGAACACTTCCATGTCATCGCCAGCTTGTGAGATGCGGCTGTCGGTTCTTATAGTCGCCTCGTTGATCGCCTTGGAGATTGCACGCATACCACGTAGCTGCTTGCCGTTCATTAACTTCAGAACACCTGTGGATCGGTCAAGCGCCGCGCGATCCGAGGCGACGTTGCCTGCCTTGCGCACCAAGTAACCTTTGGTCTTCTTAGTCATAGACATGCCGTTGAAGACATTTGACAGCGCCCGCGCTGATGTCGCCATCTTTTCTGGGTCGCTGGTGTCTGGGTAGTTCTGGATGGCCGCTTCAAAGTCTCGGAGTGCATCCTTTATTTGGATGAAGCGGCTCTCAAGAGTTTTGCCAACCGATGTGGTTGCCTTCACTGGGAATGTGAACTGCTTTTGCAGAGCAACGTCCTTGTCAGCAATCAACTTGTCGAACATCATTTCCATCTCTGGATCAATGATGTCGCGATTGGTCATTTTAAGCCATAGCTTCTGTAGAACTCTGGCTGCCTTCTTCAAAACATTCGCATTAGCAGTCGCTAGTGGGCTATTGAACTTGTGGTGCATGTAGAGCGAGAACTGGTTTGCAAAGTATTCTTGTGGGTTTGTTTTGCCATTAGCAACACCCGCGCGTACGCCGTCTACTTCTACAGATGGAGTGAGCTTTTCTAGGGCAGTCAAGCCACCCTCTACTTCGCTCGCGCCTTCAGTGAAGCGGCCATTCTCGTCGTAGAACTTATCCAGGTTGCCCCAGAACTCTCCCTTGGTTTCTGCATCTAAGACGTTTTCGTACATCCAGTGGCCCAATTCGTGCATGACAGTGTACGAACCAGTGATCCCCGTACGCTGTCCATCAGCGTCAAAGGAGGACATGTCCAGCATGACCTTGTTGTAGTCTTCGGACTTAGCACCGTAGACGAAAACGCTACCCGCACTGCCGCCGTCTGATGGCGAACCAAAGATAGGTGCCTTGTCAATCGGTACTGCTTGGCGAAGAAGGTACTCGATCTGGTTTGAGACCTTTTCACCCACACCAGACATGACCTTCTTCAGAGAAGAGATGGACGCCTCGATGTCTACCGTTGGCTTTTTGACCCCGTGCGGAGCCTCAGCCTTTATGACTGTGTGAAGGGCGTTTAGGGCTTTGATGCGGAAGCTCAGAGGGATTTCAACTTCTTTATCCCCAAGAGTAGTAGTAATCTTAAAGTCGTCTCTCTCAAGAAAGTTTAAGTTTTCTTGCAAGCGGTTCAAAGTAGGCTTGGATTTTAGGAACTCATCGAAGGTTGGTGCGATCAACCCATCAAGGGACTTCGCGTTTGCAATGTTGTCGCCTTGGAACAGGAACTGAGCGACGGTTTTACCTTCTGGTGTTGAAGCCAAAGCGGAGATGTCGATGACAGTATTATCAGCTTCTTTTTGAGTGAGAGGACGCGCTGGCATTTCAGCTTCCGGCTCTGCACTAGGTGTGAACTCGAATGAGTTAGCCTCATCAAGCGGCTCAAAGTTGTCTCGGATTAGGTTGCGCTTGGTTGCTTGGCTTTGCGCTGATTTGCCGTTGATCTCAGCAGGTACGTAACCGATGCGGAACAACGAAGCAGGCTTACCACCCAGCAAGGCAGCAACACCCGCGTCAGACGCGATCTGGGATTTGCTTGCTACCCGAGGTGCTACTTCTGTAGTGCGCGGCAGTAGAACCAAAACCTTACCGTTGCGTGTCGTAGGTGCTTCTGGAATGTCCGTCTTAACTACATTACCTCGGCCATCCTTAACTACTACTTCGGGAGCAGGATCGACATCCAAGCCACCTTCGCGGCCTTGAGCGTCAGCGACTGCAAGGTCTTCCTCAAGAGCATCAACATCGCCCTTCGATTTGGAGAACTTTTTGAACGCCTTTTCTCTGGCAGCTTCAAGCTCCTCCGTGCTCTCGATAGGTTTGATTTTGGATGTATCAATGCCGATCTGACCCTTAGACAAGCCAAGGCTTTCGAGTGCCATTTTCTCGGTTGCGTACACCTTAAACTTGCTGTCGTTTTTACCGATCTGGGTCATTGCACCGTAGACAACTTGTCCTTCAGTAGCGACGCCACGTTTGCCACGGCCAACGCCCCGCACGCCAACAAGCGGCATACCTGCGCGAGCTGGGAAGCTATAAACGGCCTTGTTCTTACCTTGAGCAACGTCCATTTCAGCCTGTGATTGGGCCGCCAACAGGGTCTCGTTCTCACGACGAAACGCGCCCGCGCCTTCAGTAATGGTGCCGCCACCCTCAAGGCCGATTTCCGTACCAGGCTTGAGCAGTGAGTTTACTTTCTTCGTGACTACCTTCTCACCAGTCTTCTTGCTGGTGGATACGGATGTAGTGACACCCGCTTCGAGGTCTGTCTCTAGTGCATTTATCGACTTGGCGGTGCTGTCAGCAATGCGGCTTTTGGTGTATTTAAAGTCGCCTCCGTACATACGCTCGGCTTGCCCAGCCTCCGCGACCCGAAGCGCTGCTACTTTTTCATTTCTTTTCAACTTCTCGACTACGGGGATCACGTTGGTTTTGTAATCTTCGATGCGGCGTCGTACGGCTGCGGCAACATTTTCTTCTAGCCCAGACGCTATGCCCTCGAACGACTGGTTGATGCGTATAGCATTGAGAGAATTTTTAGAGAGCTTGATCACTCTTGCGAATACTTCGTTGGCCTTGTTTGCCAGCTCTTCGACTTCAGCCTCTACGGCTACGGCCTCGGCTGCTTCGGACTTAGCAAAGTCTTCTTTCGCAGTTTTTACCTCAGCGACCTCTGGGTTTACGAAGCTGGCGTCATCAACCTTAGCGTCAGCATTCGCATTTTTACTAGCAGCTTTGATGCTAGGAACACGCCCCTCACGAGCGGCAAGAAAGCGGCGGATTGCCTTGCGGCCCGCAGGGGCAATAAATCCGTCCTTCGTACCTTTCGGAGTTCCAGCGACAATCTTCTCAAGGTCTTCTTGCGTAAGTGGCTCAAGTGCAGTCGCGTTCTTCTCGTTCGCTTTCTCAACTTTATTCTTGTGCGTAGCCAAGTTTTTGCCCAGAGCTTTTTGTAGGCTTTCGTCTTTAGTCTTATCAAACTTAAACTTCCGGCCTTCGACCGCAGGTACTTCCAGTACCTCTGGTGCAGCCTCAGTAGTTGGCGATGCCTCAGTAGTTGGAGCTGCCTCAGTAGTTGGAGCTGCTTCAGTGGCTGCCTCAGCCGCTGGCGATACCTCAGCCTCAGCCTCAGCCTCAGTTGCAGGCGTTTCCTCAGTTGTGGATGTAGCCTCAGCCTCAGCCTCATCACCCTCCACTGTAGTTTCTGGCTTTGGTTTGGCGGCTGTGGTCTTTGCTTCGGCCTCTGCTTCGGCTTTTTTTACTACCTCCGCTGCTGTCGGCGTTGCGGCAGCAACTGCTGGGTCAGCAAGCTCAATTTCTGGAATGTCGCTTGAGCTTGTGGCCGCATTGAACTCAGCAATCTTCTCATCGAAGGCTGCTTTTGTTTCTGGCGTGTTTCCACCCTCACTGGCAAGGCGGGCAGCAAGAGCCTCGGCCTCTTCGTCCAGCTTGTCTACCTTTGCAGCGTGCGCGTTTATCTTAGCGACCTCAAGCTCGGCGTTCTTCTTTGCCTCCTGCGCGTCGGCGTGGTCTGGTGCGCGTAAAGGGTCAGCTAGAATTGCATCAGCTTCCTTTACCGAAAGCTCGATGTCGGTTTTCTGGACCGCAATCTCACCCGCAAGGTTTGAATTGCTCCACTTCAAGCCTTCCCGCGCAGGGTTGCGTGCAGCAAATGCGCCAATTACGGACCCGATACCCGCTGAAAGGGTGCCTTCGATTGCGGCAGATGTCGCCGTACGGCCATAGTCGTATTCTGTAGATAGTCCCTGTTGGATTTCGCGCGTCTGCTGGATGGCGTCCATACCAGCGCCCATGCCAGCACCTACGCCGCCCTCGATGACAGCGCCTCGCTTCGCGCCACTCTTAACGGCGGCACTTACGGCTGCGTTCTTTGTCGCGCCTGCGGCTCTCGCGAGCTTCGCTACGTTGGCGGCTTTGGAAGCGGCACCCGCGTACGGAATGAAGTTGATTGGATCGGCTACGGTAGCAAGGCCATAGTCCCAAACTTGGCTGGCAAACGAACCGCGCTCTGGGGCGTTTCTCCAAGCCTTCGATAGCTTGGTCATTAGCTGCTTATTTGTTCCGGCGTTTGCGTATTCGGCTAGGTCTTTACCTGCTGATGCAAAGTTGCTGTCCTTCCAGCGCCGATCTGTGTACCATTCGTCCAGCATTTCGGATGTGCTTGAAAACGTCTGGCCCTTGGTCTCGTAGTAAGTCCGAACATCGTCCAGAAACCCACGGTCTTTAACAAGGTCTGCCCCTGATAAGTTCGTGTAGTCACTGGTACTACCCGATGCGCTCTCACCAAAAATGTCGTCGGTGAACGGGTTTGTAAATTCTTCAGCCATCGGGTACTCCATTTAACCTGATTTTTTACAGATTAAATTAGAGCACCCTAATAAGTCGTCCTTACTGGCCGCGAGGTCGGCTCGCCGCGATACCGCGAGGAGCGCCATCATCGTCGGGGTACACGTCGGTGAAAAGGAAGTCTCCGATAGCACCAAAGAAGGAGCTGTCGGCGGCAGCGCTTGCATCCTGCTGTGCCTTCTTCCATATAGCCAATGCTTCCGGTGACAAGCCAGAAGGCGCTTGTCCTCTAGGCCCACTAACCGCATTTGCAGCTTCGACTTCTGCCGCAG